CACCTTTAAGGACATGATCCCTGCCGATGTTTTGCTGTGGGACATTCCGGGTCCCTTCTTTCACATCGTGTCAGCATTTGACGGCATGGAACTGAACCACGCCTCGTTGTACCTGGGGGCCGGGCAGGTGGCCGAGGCGGTCCCGCAGGGGATCGTGGTGAGGCCCTGGGACCAAGGCCCCCTCCGCTCGCCACAGGCGATCGTGAGGAGGGCCGGCGGGGCAGACACCTTGGCAGTGTTGGCCAAGGCGAGTGAGTTCGTCTCCCAGGGGAATCGCTATGCATATGGGCAACTGCTGCTGACCGCTGGAGTGTGCTTGCTCCGGCAGTCGGGGGTTGAAGATCCCATGGCGAAGGCAGTAGAGTCCATGTTCATTCATCAGGCAGCAGTGTTCATCGACCACCTGCACGCCGTCGGAAAGAAGCCGATGATTTGCAGCGAACTGGTCTACCGCTGCTTCGCAGAAGCCGTCCCGCCCCATGCCATCTCCATCGCTTTGTTTCGGGGGATGAAGCCCAGTCAGGAACGAGTGGAGGAGATCTTGGTGGCCCTGGCCAGACTGTCGGCGAACTTCGTCTCCCCCGGCGACCTGCTCTTGACACCGAGCTTGAAGACTGTTGGCGTCATAGACGTTCTGTAACCTGACCATCATCTACAGGAGCATCATTTTGGCTGCCAGACATGAGCATTTAGAGGATTACATCACCAAGGAGGCGTGCGAGGAGAAGCATGGTTCGTCCAGGACCAACAGCATTAGGATCTGGGGAACCATCGCCCTCCTGGTGCTCGTGGGTGGAAGCTGCCTCGGCTTCTGCATCGAAGAGGCCAGAAGATCGCTGCTCGGAGCGGAGCAGTCTGAGAACGCCGTCGGTGAATTGAAGTCCGAGCTTCGTGGAGTTGTCGCCAAGGAGATCGAGCTGAAGGAGCGGTTCATCAAGAGTATCGACGAGGTGAAGGGGGAGGTGGGAGAGGTCCGCAGGGAGCAGAAGAGCATGATGGACTTTCTGCTCCACTCCTACAAGAGGGACTCTGCTGGTTCTGATTCATCGAAGGGTGGGGATTGATTAAATGGGAGCTACTGGTGGTACCATCACGTATTCTGAGGACTACACGATACATACGTTCAACTCTTCCGGTGACTTCGTTTCGGACGAAGAGTTGGTTGTGGATGTGCTCAGGGTGGCTGGTGGCGGTGGTGGTGGTCACGACTACGGCGGAGGTGGGGGAGCTGGCGGCATCGTGTTTTCTGTGGGACTCACCCTGGCTGCTGGAACATATCCGGCTGTAGCTGGGGATGGTGGAGCAGGGGGAACCACTGGAGCCGGGTCGAGCGGCAGCGATTCATCGTTCAATGGTCTGTCAGCTCTTGGGGGTGGGGGAGGTGGTGGGGGAGATGGTACTCCTGCAGGCAGCGGTGGATCTGGTGGAGGTGGGAGCTTCGCTTCTGGTTCAGGGGTGCCGGTACTGCTGGCCAAGGCTATGCTGGAGGCGACGGCACGAACGATCCGGAGCATTTGAGGTCAGGCGGTGGCGGTGGAGCGTCGGAAGTAGGGACGGCTGGTGTAGACGATACGTCCTCTGGTGCTGGAGGCGATGGAATAGCCTCGACGATTACAGGTACATCGGTCACGCGAGGTGGAGGCGGAGGCGGGGGTGGCTACTCTGGATATTCCATTGCCGGCGGTGCTGGAGGTGCTGGCGGTGGTGGGGCGGGTGCCACTACTGATGGAGCGACTGGAACGGCTGGCACTGCAAACACGGGTGGTGGCGGTGGCGGTGGCGCTGGCAACCATGGCAACGGCGGTGCCGGTGGCTCGGGTGTTGTGATAGTTCGCTACCTCACTCCAGACGAGCAGTCATCCTCCTCGTCTTCTTCGTCCAGCATCTCCACGAGCAGTTCGTCAATATCCACGAGTTCCGTCAGCTCTTCTTCCAGTTCGCAATCTTCGTCTTCCTCTATCTCGACCAGCTCGTCGGGATGGGGAGTCTCGGGAGTCTTGTGGTACAAGGACACCGCGACGGGCAGGACGATCAAGGGATGCGCCGTATCGAAGAACAGGATGTACGTGTGGAACGGGTCGGAGATGGTCTTGTGGAGCACGATCTCGCTGGCCCAGTGGGTCGGCGGGTTGATCTCGATGTCGGAGCAAGTCCTGTCCACCTCGGAGTCCACCTCCGTGCACGTCGGGTACAAGCCGGACAAGCTGCCGATCCCGTGCACGATCCTTTACTACTCCAGTCCAAGCTCACCGTCTGACACGATCGTGGGGACGCAGGAGCTGAAGATGGAAGAGCTGATGGATTGCGGGGTGGTCGCAGTAGATGCAGGCAACTCGGACACGTCGTTCAAGACTGACTTGGCGGGGACCGATGAGAAGCAGTATGTGGGCCGTGTGCTGGTCCCGGTGAGCGGAGCAGTGGTCAACCAGCCCCGGAGGGTGACCGGGTTCAACGCGGGGACCAAGTTCATCACAGTGTATCCAGCCCTGTCGTCCGTGCCGGATGCTGGGGATGCCTTCACGCTTCTGGGCTTCATAGAGGAATGAGATGTGGTGGTGGTTCGGTCGAGTTGCATTGCAGAGTTCTTCATCGAGTTCAAGCTCGGTTTCTGCTAACAGCTCCAGCTCTTCGCCCAGCTCTACGAGTAGTATATCATCTGCGAGTAGCACCAGCTCTTCATCCAGTTCTACAAGCAGCCCTTCGTCTGCAAACAGCTCCAGCTCAGTATCTTCCTCCTCCAGTAGCCCATCGAGTGTCAGTAGCTCTAGCTCTTCCAGCTCCACAAGCAGCCCTTCGTCTGCGAGTAGTGCCAGCTCCTCCTCTTCTCCTTCTAGTAGTTTGTCGAGTGTCAGCAGCTCCTCGTCGTCTAGTTCTTCTGTCTCGACCTCCAGTGCCTCTTCCTCCAGCTCCAGTTTTTCATCGTCGGCCAGTAGTGCCGAGATGCTTTGCACTGATGATTTATTGTGTCAGGTGGGAGAGAACTCTGGAATCTATGATGCTCCCTGGTGGTATCCTGAGAGAATCACTATATATGACGAGGGATTGTTCAGGTGGTCGTTCAGTATGTCCATCATCCTTTCGGTGCACTGTGATTGGCTGGTTGGCCGCGATTTCGGGGCTGCCGTTCCCGAAGGGGCTGTCATATATGGAATCGTTGGGAGGATCGTGGGATATGAAACTGGGGATGGGGACGGAAGCGTTTCGGTCGCGATCAGTAAGGATGGTGGTGCTAGCTTTAGCAGCCTCAAGACTGACGTGTTCCCCAGCAGTGAGTCTGATAACTACTATGGATCGTCTGATGACCTGTGGGGTTTCTCCTCGATTACCCCTGCTGAGGTGAACGACCCAAATTTCTCTATTTGCATAAGAGGAACCAACCAACAGGCATCTACGGGGAATACATACTTTGTAGATGCCATCTTCCTTTCCATCTGCTATCGTTGGGGTGGGGGTTCCAGCTACAGCTCTTCGTCTAGCTCTAGCAGTAGCTTCAGCTCGTCCAGTTCTATTTCCACATCGTCCAGTTCGCAGTCTTCTGTGTCAACATCATCTGCAAGTTCAAGCTCATCCTCGGAGAGTTCTGCAAGCAGCATCAGTTCAGTCAGCTCCAGTTCCATTTCTACGTCGTCCAGTTCGCAGTCTTCCGCATCATCTAGCTTGTCTTCATCGGTCAGTTCGCAGTCATCCAACAGTTCATCCGCATCTAGTCAATCTTCTGAAAACAGTTCGGTCAGTTCCATCAGCTCAACAAGTAGCCCCTCATCGGTCAGCTCTGCTTCAAGCACCAGCTCCTCTGCCTCTAGCGGTTCGAGTGGGAGCAGCGTCAGTTCAGCGAGTAGTTCAAGTTCAACCAGCAGCACTTCGTCGGCGAGTTCGAGTCCCAGTTCTGCAAGTAGTGTGAGCTCGACCAGCAGTCTCAGTTCTGTAAGTAGTCCTTCCAGTTCCACATCCTCAGTCAGTTCTTCTAGTTCGACTTCGAGTTCCCTCAGCGAGAGTTCTACCAGTAGCCCCTCGTCGGTGAGTTCTGGTTCTAGCAGTGTGTCCTCCCCCAGTTCTGCAAGCTCAGAATCTTCGGCATCCTATTCTGAATCCAGTTCAGTCAGCACTAGTTCTGAATCTTCTGTCAGCTCCAGCAGCCCTTCCTCTGTAAGCTCCAGTGTTAGTTCAGAGTCATCGTCAAGTAGTCCCAGCTCGGTGAGTTCTGTTTCTTCCACCAGCAGTTCGAGCAGCTCGTCATCAACAAGTTCTTTGAGCAGTCCCAGCTCTACCAGCTCTGCATCTTCTGTGAGCAGCACGTCCAGCTCGACCTCCTCGCCGAGCTCGTTGAGCAGTCCTTCGTCTGCTTCTTCAAGCATCAGTTCAACATCGAGCCCCAGCAGTTCCGTCAGCAGTCTATCGTCGGTGAGTTCAACATCGAGCCCCAGTAGTTTGAGCAGCTCGCTGAGTAGTCTGTCATCAATAAGTTCGTCCAGTAGCACCTCGTCGGTCAGTTCTACGAGCAGCGAGTCCAGCTTGAGTTCCGTTTCTTCGATTAGCTCCTCTAGCAGCTCCAGCAGTGTAAGCTCTGTGAGCAGCACTTCGTCGGCGAGTTCGAGTCCCAGCAGTGGGTCCTCTGCCAGCTCGGTCAGCTCCGAGAGTTCTCCCAGCTCGATCTCGGGTTCCAGTGTGAGCAGTTCGTCCAGTGAGTCGAGCCCCTCGTCAACCAGCAGTTCGAGCTCGTCCGTCAGCTCTGTCAGTTCGACCAGCAGCACGAGCAATGAAAGTTCTGTGAGTTCCAGTTCGACTTCCTCACCAAGTTCTGCATCTTCAGTCAGCTCCACCAGTTCCGGATCGTCCTCTACTTCGTCGAGTACTTCCAGCCCTTCCTCTTCGTCGAGCATGTCCACCTCATCGGTGAGCAGCAGCTCCAGTTCTTCATCCTCGTCGGTGTCTTCATCCAGCAGCATCAGCTCAGTTAGTTCCACGAGCAGCTCCAGCTCCGTCAGTTCTGCCTCCAGTACGTCGAGCCTCAGCAGCAGTTCCAGCTTGAGTTCGTCTGTCAGTTCCTCTTCTTCGGTTAGCAGTCAAAGCTCCACAAGTTCGGTTAGTTCCAGCTCCAGTTCCAGCAGTGCTTCTTCCTCTTCCAGCAGCATCAGTTCCAGTTCCTCCCCCAGCTCTGTGAGCTCAGAATCGTCCTCCACCTCATCCAGTTCCTCGGTTAGTTCTTCCAGCACATCGTCCTCGCAAAGTGGTTCCAGCGAATCCAGCTCGTCGAGCATATCCACTTCATCAGGTAGCAACTCATCGAGTCTGTCATCTCAGTCAGAGTCTTCCCGATCGTCGAGTTCTTCGGTCAGTAGCTCCAGCGTCCACACGTTGTTCCCGGCCGGGAAGACTGTCATCACGATCGGGGCTACCCAATGCACCATCGCGGTGGTGGGTGCCGACGGATCAATCGAGGAAAGAGATGGTATCGTTTCGGGGTCTTTCGGGTATACTGGGCTGGAGGAGGGCACGGCGAGCAAGGTGGGAGCCGCCGGCAAGCTGGCGGTGAAGATCGGTGGATCGTCGGCCTCGGTCGCGAAGGTGGGGGCGAATTCAGTGACGACGGAGAAGCAATTATGAGCCTGATCTATGCCTACTCGAACAAGGGACTGACCGAGGACATCACGATCCAGGATTCCGCCGGAGCCACCGTCACCCCGGGAGCAAGCGACAAGGTGCGTGTCATCATCGGAAGGGATGGAGAGACTGCCAAGCTCACCGTTACCAGCGACGCCCCGACCGCCAACGGAAGCAGCATCACGAAGGGGGTGATCAACCGGCTGAGGCTAGACGCCAGCGACCTGAGCTTCACCCCCGGCATCTACACGATGACCGTGGACCTGTACGATCATTTGGATGCGGCTGAGTGGAAGTGCGTCAGCCGCCAGGTGTTCTGCCTGGAGGGCTCCACGGCGTCCCACATTGTGGACGTCTCGGAGATCCTGTTCGAGTTGGGGCTGTCGGCCACCGTGACCGAGGAGCAGCGGGGCATGGCCCTGGGGGCCATTGCGGGGGCTGAGGCGGCCGTGCGTAGATACCTGGGCTACGATCCGTTGATCGCCTCCCGCGTCGAGTACCACCCGTCGCAGCCCTTCCAAGCTCAGATCTCCCGGGGCATCTGGGAGGTAATGGAGCAGCGGGCGGTCTTGCGTCAGGTGTCGGAGGCTGCGACGAACGAGCTGCAACTCCAGCACCTGCCGATCCGCGGGACGCCCTTGGTCGTCGTGCGGGTGGACTACGACGGCCGGAGCGAGTCGAGGGTGGGGTCCTTTCCTGTGGAGAGCGAGAAGGTGATCGGTCAGGACTTCTGGCCGAACTACGATTGCGTGGATGCCTCCGGGGTGAAGGTCTGCCGGGACGGGGTCCTGAGGACGATCGGCCTGTGGCCTACCACCGCCGGCACAGTCAAGATAACCTACACCGCCGGCTACACGCCGGATGAGTTGAGGGGCAGCGATCCGATCATCAACGGTGCCCCGATCTGGGAGGCCACCAAGGAGGAGGCGGTCCGCAGGGTCCGCAGGATTGCGGCTCAGAAGTACGGCAGGGTGGGACTTCCTGCTGGGGTCTTTACGAGCGAGAGCCTTGGGAGCTACAGCTATTCGATGGACTCGGCCACTGTGGCCAGGTTGTTCGGCGGGGACCTGTTGCCGGAGTCGAAAGAGAAGCTGTCGAGCTTCGTCAACATGGGTTGGTACTTGGGGTCGTAGTTAGAAATCAAGAGAAAGAAGGTGGAATGATGACGGAGAGAGAACAGTTGAAAGAGGAAATGAATGTCCTACTTCGCTCAGGTTTTATTTTGTCTGGACATATGGAGGTCGAATCCAGGACTAAGGATCGTTTACCAATTCTCGATGCCAGGGAAATTGATTCGTTTAGAAAGGGATTCATGGAGGAATTGGGGAGGCAGAGTGCCAGGGATCTCATTGCCTTCCTGCGTCCTTCAGGCAAGGTAAGTAGCACCGTGACAAGTTATGGAGATCCGGCTGTTGTGGATAGAGTCCTTGAGTCTATTACATCATCCAGTCAGGATCAGAAAGTGGAATGATGTCTCTGCTCGAAAACCTCCCACACGTCTGCACGGCGAAGAAGAGGGTCCGAACCGCCGACGGGATGGCCGGGTCGATCGACACATTCACGACCGTGTTCTCGGATCGGCCCTGCTGGCGTCAGGGAGCCGAGGACAGGGAGGTTGCCTGGTGGCAGCAGCGGTCGATGAACATCACTCACAACATCTACTTCGCCGACAACCCTTCGATTAATGAGAACCACGTGATCGTGATGGGATCTGAGATCATGGACGTGCTCAGCCAGGCGGAGCCCGACGATTCCGTGGGGCTCGGAATCCTCTGGCGGCTGGCGGTCAACAAGATAAGCAGGGTGGCATGACCATGAGAGTTGAATGCAATTCGATCAATGACTTCATCGAGAACCTTTGGATGCCTGGTGATACAGTGGTGGACGTCTTCGACAAAAAGGTGTTCGTGGACATCACCCGCCGTCCGGTTCACGGGGATTCCAGTTGCGTGGTCTACCTCGTGGACATCCATGCCTCCGTCATAGTGAACACTTCCGACCAGGGGCAGTATCTGTTGGTCGCCGGGGAAAGCACGGGGAAGGACTACGACGATGCCACCAACGACAAGAGCGGAACAGATCGGGCGTACGATCTGAAGGCGAAGCTGGGAGATTTCTGCAAGGTCCATGGTCTGGAGGTCAGACCTGGCATGTTGTCCGAGTGAGGAGAACGAACGATGGAAAGCGAAGTGACGAAAAAGCACGTGGAGTTGGGTGACGCCGAAGAGAAGTCTAGGGAGTCCCTGAAGCTGGCCGTGGGGACGGGCCGTTGGATGTCGGCGGTGTGGTTCTTCCGGGACGGCAAGTTGGTTCTGCACCGTACCACGTACGACTTCCCCAGGGAGCGGTTCGACGAGGCTGTCAATCAACTGCGTGGCACGCTCAACAACGAGCGGAAGGAAGAGACTCGTCCCTCCCCGGAGCCGCTGCCCAGGGTGGAAGAATTCCCCACGCCGGAACCCGAATCCTACATGGTGAATCCTCCGGTGGATGCCGTGATGTCCATGGATTCCCTGCCCGAGGATGATGTGAATCCCTTGGTCGATGCTGCGAAGGATGTTACGTTTGAAAGGATCGATCCCCTGCCACGGGATCTTGATCTCGATCAGTACAAGGCTACGCCTGAGATGTTGAATCAGCTCGGGATCGGACCGAAGTCCGAGGAAGATCCCGCCGAACCCGATGACCAAGATCCCTTCGCCGAGGAGCCGCAGCCATGAGGTGGCCCAAGCTGCTTCGATCAAGCAAGACACCGGCCAAGGCCTATGCCGCCGATTGGGAGAAGAGGGCCGATGCCTTGCTGGCCCGGATCGAAAAGGACAGGGACGGCTTGGAGGCACTCAACGCCAAGCTGCTGGCCATGACCAAGCAGATCGACTCCGACCTGGAGCAGGTGGAGGAGCTGAAGCGGAGGCATCAAGTGGCCCTGGACGGCCTGGGCTCCGAGCTTGCGGTGGCCGAGGGAACCGTGGAAGTCCTGGAGCGGTCCCACCGATTGATCCTGAAACGAATCGACGCCGACCTCGCCGTTCAGACGAGGCGGGAGGTGGCGTTGACCAACAGAGAGGATGATGGCGAATGACTGCTCTGTCGAAGGCGAGGGAGAAGAGCATGGCCGTGCTGAACACGGCCCATGCCAATGCCGTTCGGATGAAGGCGGCTGGAATGTTGGATCGCATGGTGACGCCGTCTCTCATGTCCGGCCCGGTGGACTGGCAGCAGCAGTCCAAGAGCCGCGAGAACTACGCGATGTTTCGCAGTTGGGTCTACGCTGCCATCAATGCCCTCGCCTCCGAGGCGGCCGGGCAGCCGGTGAACGTGGGGAGGTTCACCAACGGAGCGGGATCGAAGCAGCGTGCTCCGCGTGGACTGAAGGACTGCAACGCCCGCACGATGACGAAGAACATCCGCAGGAAGGCAGAGGGTGGTTCGGTCGAGATGGTTCAGGATCATCCCCTGATAGACATCCTGGACCATCCCAACCCCTTGCAGCACAAGTATCAGTTCGTGTATTCGTTCGTGGCCAACCTCAACCTGACCGGCCGTGCCTACATAGTGAAGGACGAGGAGGATGGTAGGACGGTCTACTATTCCCTGCCGAGCACATGGGTCAGGCCGGACCACAGCCAGGGGCCGTACAAGCGGTTCTACGTGGCGAACCCTCGCGACCTGGACTTCGCATCCAAGCAGGAACCGCTCGACGCCTCCCAGGTGGCCTTCGCCTTCCTGCCGAACCCGGCCGATCCCATGGGGGCGATCAGCCCGGCGTCGAGTCAGTCGGCTGCCATCCGCATCGACGACCGCATCCAGGTGTGCGAAGAGAAGTTCTTCGACAACGGCGTGTTCCCCTCGGTGATCGTGTCCGTCGGGAAGGATCCCCACCCCGACGTCCCCGGTGGCATCCGCCCCAGGTTGTCGGGCACCCAGCGGCGTCAGGTGACCGGTGCAATCAGGCGTGCCATGGCCTCGGTGGCGAACTACGGCAATCCGGCCATCGTGGATGGGTTGATCGAATCTATCATCCCGTTCAGCCGCGGTCAGAGCGAGATCGGGTGGGACAAGAGCGAGGGCACCCTGAAGACTCGTATCCTGTCTGCCTTCGGGGTTCATCCGTTCATCCTCGGCGAGCCCGTTGGAGTTGGTGGATACGCCCAGACCTACGTGATCGAAGAGCGATTCTGCAAGCGGGGAAACGTGTTCCTCGATCTGCTGAGCCTGCTCATGTCCCACTTCGTCGGCAACTTCTCCGCGTCCTCTGAGGATGTCCAAGAGAAGTTGTTGATCTGGTGGGATGCGATGATGCCCTCGGACCCGTCGCTGGATTGGTCGAACTGGAAGTATGCCAGGACCAACGGGGACGTCACGCAGAACGAATTCCGCACGAGGCTCGGGCTGGCACCGACGGACAACAAGGCGTCCGACCGGCAGGTGATTGGGTCCGGGGCGATGATGTCGGCCGTCGGAACCCTCGTGTCCCAGGTTGGCATGGGGGCGTTGTCCCCGGAGCAGTGCTCTACGATCTTGGAAGCCTCGGGCATTCCAAAGGAGTCGGCGGACAGGATGAGTGGAGTAGGAGTTCAGATCCCTATCTCCCAGCCAGCCCTGCTCGGTGGACCATCCGCCGATCCCCTGGGACAAGCTACCGGAGCCCTCCAGGCGGCCATCGCCGAGCTGAGGACGCCGATGGTGGCTTCCGTCAAGGACGTCTTGAGGTCTCTGGAATAGCAGAGGGAGATCGGGATGGAGCACGATGAGCAAGTTCTGGTTGCCGCTCTTCAGGTGGCCGAGGCTGCGGTCGGGATGAAGTCCCTGGCCGTTCGCAACGTGGTCAGGCGGAAGGTGATGGGCAAGGTTCACACCATCCTGACCGCCGAGACCGAGCGGAACATGCAGAGGGCCTTGGAGCCTTTCTTCCGGGAGCAGATCGGGGACATGGCGTCCCGCCTCGGCTCGGGGAAGTCGTTCCAGCGAACCAAGTCCCTGGACGGTCCTCCCAACCTCGAAGTCCCCAACATCCGCCAGCCAGATCATTACAGTTGCGGTGCATGTGCCGCCATGTCCGTGGGCCGATTCTTCGGGGTGGGATCGGAAGACTTGGGGGAGTGGAAGAGCTTGCTTGGCACCACGCTGGAGCGGTCCACCGATCCCAGGATGATCGTCGGGGTGCTGTCCGATCTGGACTTGGAGGTGGAAGAACGTCATGGCATGACAGTCGATGACCTGGCCGAGGCCACCCGCAATGGACGACCGGTGATCTGCCCGGTCCAGGACTACATGAGCAAGAGGGAGCCGGGGGCCGAGTTCGACTACGGGCACTACTTGGTCGTGATCGGGGTTGTCGATGGTCATGTCGTCTGCCAGGACTCCAGCATTGACAACGTGCAGGGAAGGCCCGGTGGTGGAGTCTCGGAGTCGGATGAAGAGGAGAGTCAGAACATCGCAGCCCCCGGCCGCATCCTGGTGAGGGTCGAGGATTGGGAGGCGAACTGGCATGACGTGGGTGAGGACGGGACGAAGTACGTTCGATACGGAATCATCGTGGGAAGAAGGGGATACAACCATGGCAGCAGCGATCATATCGGTGCAGCAGGTGAAGCCGATGCTGGACCTGCTTCAGGAGGCAGCCAGCATCGAGCTCACGGTCAGCCAGCACTACTGGGCGAGGGCGGCCTACTGGCGAGGGTTTGGGGTGAAGAAGCTGGTGGAGATGTACGAGAAGGAGGCGGAAGAGGAGCGGGGGCATGCAAAGCTGGTGACCGACCGGGCGGTGTTCCTCGGCAAGCAGCCGACCCTGGAACCGGACAAGGAGGCCCCGACCCAGGGCAGTCTGAGGGAGCAGATGACTCAGGACTTGGCGGGGGAGGTTGTCGTTGCGGATCGCTACGTTGCCTGGGTGAAGGTGGCATTGGATGCCGGGGACTTCGTGACCATGAACATCTTCAAGCAGATCCTGAAAGAGACGGAGGCTCACGTGGACTGGCTCCAGGGGCAGTTGAAGATCGCGGGGGAGCTGGGCGACGAATTGTTCCTGGCTCGCTGGGTGGACTGAAGGCCAAGACCGAGGCTCAGCGGGTGGTCGGCAGGATCTTCAGTCCGAAGCGGTGGAGGTCGAAGCTGGTGGACCGACTGCTGCCCGTGATGGCCCTGGGCATGGCCAAGGCCGTAGCCGCCGAGTACAAGGTGCTGGGGATCGACATCAGGCGGAGGAGGAAGCAAGCCAAGGAAGTGGCTACCGGGATCTACGCCAAGGCTTCACGAGCATCGACTTGGCTGGAAGAGAACCCGGAGGATTTGGAAGAGCTGGACGAAATGATCCGTGCCACTGGGCTCCCCGGGACAAACCTCTTCACCGAGATGCCCAAGGCCATGAAGCAGAGGGTCGTCCGCAACCTGAACGAATCCTTCAAGCAGGATTACTGGGACAACATCAGCGAGACCACCGGGGGCAACGCCGAGACGATCCTTGAAGAGGGATTGCAGAACGGGTGGTCGATGCAGGAGATCGCAAGCAAGCTGAGGGAGGAGTTGGGTGGGGATGACTATGCCAGGACGCGGTCCAGAAACATTGCCAGGACCGAAGCTGGCAATGCGCTGAACGGAGCCCGCAAGGAGGAGATGGAATCCCTCAGGGCCGACGTGGGGGACAAGGTTCCGATGCGATCCACCTGGGTCAGCGTTCTGGGAACCACCACCAGGGCCGAGCACGCAGACCTGGATGGAGTCCCCGCCGACGATGACGGGTTGTGGGATCTGGGTGGCTACATGATCCCCTGGCCTGGACATATCAGCCTTCCTCCAGACATGAGATGCAACTGCCAATGCACGGTTGTGATGGAGTTCGGGGTGGACGACGACAGTGCCAGGAGTCAGATCGACGATTACATCGACAGGCAGGAAGCGGGTCTCGAAGAGGAAGAGGAGTGAGAACGATGAGCAAGCGAAGAGCTGCGGATGTCTCCGAGGAATTGAAACCCAGCGACAAGGATTGTATCGCCCTCGCAGCGGCGGTCCTGGAGCGGTACACGGACTTGTTTTACAGCCATCAACGCATCATGGGCACCGCTCTTCTGATCCCTGCATCCATGCGGGGAGACGTGAAGCGGTGGCAGTTCATGGTCCAGAGGCATCAGCGGGGTGACTTCCGCAACACGGACGCAGAGTACAAGTCAACGAAGATGTTCGCCCAGTGGACGTTGGACATGAACGCAGAGTTGAGAAACCAACCAAAGCAGGCAATCACGTGGAGGGACTGAAATGGACTGGCTCAGTTTCACAGTTGGCATCGTGCTCGGAATCGTGATCGGAGTGGCATCTGTCAAGAGCATGCTTTTCGATTCAGTGACGAAATCGTGGAAGTCACACTTGGAGGGTCTCAAGCCCGGGGAAACGGTGTTCATGTCTGTGACGATCGGGAAGGACAGCGGGGACGACGATGGGGGAGACGAGGAAGTCTTGCACGATCCAGAGCCGTTGGAGAGTTGGAGGAACAACTGATGGGAGTCGCCCCGAGGATAGCCGACGTGCAGTGTTCGCGGTTGACCTTCCAGCCTGGGGATCGGATCTTGGTACGGTCCCATCATCGGTTGGATCGGGATCAAGAGCGGAGGCTGAGATCCTCGATCGTGAAGTGGGCCGGTTGCGAGGTTGAGGTTTTGATCTTTTGCCTCCTTGACATGGACATCGAAGTTGAAAAACGGTGACACCAACTACCGGGAAGTCCTCCAGGACGACGAATCCCTCTGTCTGTTTTTGAAGTCGCTGAAGAAGTTCGACCAGGCCTTCTGCGATCACATCGCCGACGGCGACGACTTCACCTTGAAGATCGAGGTACATGGGAACCAGGGGAAGATGCTCCACGTGAGGGTGAGCAGCGACGGGTTCAAGCGACCCCCTGGAGTCGAGAGGGAGATCGACCGAAAGAGGTGAACAGGTATTTATGAATGAGGGGTCCATGGGCTATACTGGACTCCATCAAGGTTGGTCTAGGTGTCCCAAAGAGCCGCGGCTTGCCGGAGTTGTCCGACATTCAGCGGCTTTTCTTTTGGAGATGGGTGAGATGAAAAACGTGACTTTCTACCTCGGCGTGGCAGTTGGCCTCACCTCCCGGCGACTCGTCATCACCAGGATGATGAGGGCCGAGGACATGCTGACCCGTCCAGCCGCCTTTTATGTGCAATCCTTGGCGGGGGCCACCACCTCGGTCACCGTTCCGCTGACCGACAACACCTTGTGGCAGGCCCAGCTCCGTGACTACAAGACCTCCGGGGAATCCAGCGACATCGACGTGCTGAACTTCCACACGGGCTCCCTCCAGTTCCCCGGGCCGAAGAGTGGGGACCGGTTGCAGATCCTGTCGATGGAGGATCTGTCTAGCTCCAGCAGTTCGAGCAGTTCGAGCAGCAGCACGAGCGAATCGTCCGCGAGTTCGGCCAGCTCCAGCTCCAGCAGCTCTGGATCGAGTAGCAGCTCCGTATCGACCAGCTCCAGTTCCATCTCGACCAGCTCCAGCAGCCAGTCGAGCATCTCGACCAGCTCCGTGTCGAGCAGCAGCTCCTCAGAGTCTTCTCCGAGCAGTGCCAGTTCCAGCAGTTCCAGCTCGTCCAGCGAGTCGAGTCTCTCCACGAGTTCGGTCAGCTCCAGCAGTTCGAGCAGCAGTTCCCACAGCACCAGTGAATCCAGCGGTTTGCCGGTTTGATAGGAGTCCTGAACATGCCAGTGGAAAACAAGTTGCCTCAGGGTCAGTTCGACACCGTGATCCGGTGGGTGAAGAAGACGGATGCCGACAGGCTCAAGCAGCTTGACCTGGCGTTCAGCGATGCCCTCCGCCGGCTCGGGAAGCGGAAGGTGTCGGGCCGGGCGGCGGTGGTCGGAACCCCCGAGGGAAGCGATCAGTTCGACGGGGGCTCGCTGGTCGAATGGTTGAAGCGAATCCCGGTGGGAGACGTGGAGGCCACGGCCCAGGTAGAGTCGATCCTCGCCACGATCCGAGCCCGCATCGCTTGAGGAGCAGTCCATGTTCATCGGATACCAACAGGTTGCGGTCACGGGAGCCTTGCTCACCAGGACTGATCTGGTCATCCCCGCGAATGCCACCAGCGTCATCCTCCAGGCGGACACGAACAACATCCGCTACACGATGGACGGGAGCAATCCAACGCAGGTCCGCGGAATGGTTCTCGTTGCGGGGCTCCCGCCCGAAGAGTTTCTGATCGAGAATTTGTACCGCATCCGGTTCACGAGAGGGGCTGCCGCCGACGCGGTGCTCAACCTCCATTACTCGGGCTCCCAGGAAAACTACCTGCCCGACCCGGGCAACCTCGACGTGGCGATCAGCGATCCGTTTATCAGTGGAATGTCTCAGACTCCTTGAGGGTGATGGTCATGGATCCAAACGACAAGCTCTTGAAGGCGATCCGCGGCAGAAGCCGGAAGAGTGCCGAGTTCAACTACGGCATCATCACCGCCGACCGCTACGTCAAGACCCTCCAGGATGCCATCGGCCTGGACCGGTGCTATCGGTTCCTGGCCAAGGGGACCACGAGCTTCGACGATCTCATGACCAAGGCGGCCAGGACCCTCGTCTACAGCAACCCCGACATGGAGTTGCAGGGGATCGACTTCAAGTCCGAGGGTGGTTCCATCGCGGGCCTGGAGCTGCCGAAGAACACCCTGATGTCGTTCCGGCACGTGCTCACGAGCAGCCGGAAGGACCGCGACGGCGATGTGCTTCACAGCGACGGGGCCTCAGTCGATCCCAAGATGCTCCTGCTGTGGCAGCACGTTCACACGATGCCCATCGGCAAGGCGGTCAAGGTGGCCGAGCAGAACACGAACCGCCTGGTGATGGTCTCCGCCATCGTGGACATGAACGAGGTCTGTCATGATTCGGCCGTGATGATCGACAACGGCATGGGCCGGTTCTCCCACGGGTTCCGGGCGATCGACTTCGCCGAGGTGAAGGACGACAAGGAGGGGCTCGGGGACGTCGGCGGGTTCGACGTGAAGCGGTTCGAGATCCTGGAGGAATCACTGGTGTCCGTCCCCGCCAACCCGGATGCGGAGACGGAGGAAGTCCTGCTGAGCCTCGTCGAGGGAGGCAAGCTGACGAGCACCCTGATGAAGGAGTTCGGCAGGGGGATTCGCTCGCGGCATCCCGCTGCTGTTTCGGTGCCCATCGAGCTGAAGGTGACCGTCGATGTCCAGAACAAGGCGAAGGAGAACGGCGATGAGAACAAGTCAGGAAGTCGAAAGGCAGAGGGAGCAGAAGGCGGAGGAGCCAGCACACCAAAAGAAACCGATGGCAAGCCCACCGGCGGTGAAGAGGAAGAAGCCAACGACGAGAAAGTAACCTGCCCGGGGTGCGGGGAAGAGGTGGTGCCGGACTCCGATGGCAAATGCCCGGAGTGCGGGGCCAAGATCGAATCGGCGAAGAACAATGACAAATCGGTGAAAGGCTCTAAAGGCATATATGGCACCATGAGGGGAAGTTGGCAATGGGTCATCGAGGAATTGTCGAAGCAGTCAACTGAATTCCTCAAGGGACAGGGGACCCCGATCCCTTTGGAAAACACCTATTGCTCGGTCATGTCATTGTTCTCGGATTATGGCGTGATCTCCTTGAACAATTGGCAGGACAATTTGGAGAAGTACTTCAGAGCATCGTGGAACAAGCAGATTGAGAAGCCACGTTGGAGTGGGAGTGCAAAGGAGATCGAACTGACCATCGAAGAGAAGAAGGCTTGGGCGGGAAGCAAGACCGGCCGGGTTCTCTCGACCAGGCACGAGAAGGCGATCCGCACCGCCAAGGAGCACGTGGACGACGTGGCCGCCGAGGAGTACATCAAGCGGGGGCACGGGGCCCAGCTACGGGAGGCGAGCGTCAAGCTCGGTGAGGTTCTCGCTGCCGCCACCGTTGCCCAGCCGGATGCCGAGGGAGACTCGGGCAACAGGCTCAGTGTCTACACGACCCAGACGGCAATGGCCCATTTCTTGGCCACCGCCACCGCAAACGAGCGGCGGAAGCTCCTGGCCATCCTGAACACCTTCGAGGAGGTCGAGAAGACCTCACGGATCGCCGAGGAATACGCCACCTTGCTCAGTGGCAAGGCGAAGGAGTCCGTCGAAGACGACGATGCCGAGGAAGAAGAGACCGGACCCAAGCCGTTCAGGGGTGACCTCCATAAGGAGACGCACAAGGGTGCGACGTTCTTCGACGGGAAGACGATCGAGGCCTACCTCGTGAAGGAATGCCAGGCTCAGGGGGTCAAGGCGAACAAGGAGTCTGCCACCTGGGATCTTGAGGGCAAGGGGGTGTCGGCCTTCATGGTAAAGGCCGGATGGGAGCATACGTATTTCCAGGAAGAGGACGACAAGGCGGAGGGGAAGCGGAGGGTGGAGGCCTTCTACACCAAGGGGATGAAGGCCACCGCGATTCACTTCGTGGGGAAGAAGGGCACGGAGTTGTTCATCAGCAAGCCCAACGAAGAGCCAAAAGAGTAGGGGTTTGGGGTGGGTTGTATTTACATAGTTTGGTTCCCGAATGGAAAGGGGTATGCCGGGAAAACCTCCTTGGGTTTGGAGCATCGGAAAAGGGGACATAGACGTGCTGCGGAATTGGGTTGTTCAAATCTCTTACATCGGGCCTTGCGGAAGTACGGGATGGACAACGTGGAGTGGGTAGTTGAACACGACGGAGTCCCAGCAGAGGACCTGGACCGCTTGGAGATCGAAACCATTGCTTGGTTTGGTTTCTTCGGTCCCGGTGGCTACAACATGACGATCGGTGGGGATGGTGGGGCTACGATGATTGGAGCGATTGTTGGTGAGGAAACGAGACGAAGAATTTCCTCAGCCCATGTCGGAAAGGTTCTGACTGAAGAGCACAGAAAGAAGATAGGAGCCAGTCTCACTGGTAAGAAGAGAGGACCTCCATCGGCAGAAACAGTGGCGAAGATGAAGGCAGCAGTGCTCAGGAATCCTCGGAAGCATACAGAAGAAGCGAAGCAAAGGATGAGCGCTGTCAGGAAGGGCAGGACGTCGACCATGAAGGGAAGGCACCATACGGAAGAAACCCGAGCCAAGCTGAGTGCCTTCCAAAAGACGAGGAAGAGAAAACCGCTTTCTGAGGAGCACAAAGCAGCTATCAGCAAAAGTCGGATCGGTCAAGTTCCATCACTGGAAGCTAGGAAAAAGTCCAGTGAGTCCCACAAGGCTTATTACCAAGTTGAGGAAAACAGGAAGAAGATGGGGGATAGCATGAGAGGTCATCATCATTCTGAGGAGACGAAAGAGAAGATGAGGGCCTCTTGGAAAAGACGATGTGAACTCAAGTGTGCTGCTGAGATCACCTTGGCTGCCGCTTAGTGTGTTTTTCGTAGACAAGGAACTATGTGATGCGTATTACAAAGGAATTGAAAAACTGGTTGGTGTCCAACATGGGTGTCAAGGCCGATGCGAGCGACGACGAGTATCGAAAGGCCGCCGGGGAAGCTTTTGCCACCGGCAAGCTGACGGCGGAGAACTATGCATCCCTCACGAAGGATGCGAAGGCCGAAGAGGCGAACCAGTTCGCCACGAAGCTGGACGCCATCGCCGGTGGGCTGGAGAAGCTCGTCGGCCTGATGTCCACCAAGGCCGAAGAGAAGCCCCAGGAGAAGACCGAGACCAAGACGGAAGAGAAGCCGGTCGAGAAGAAGACAGAGAAGCGGTCGTCCGGTCTGTCCAAGCTCTTCACCGGGGAGTCCTCGGACGACGAGATCGAGGTCCGGGTCAAGGAGGCCGCCGAGATGTACTCGACGACCAAGAGCACCCTGACCTATCCGATGCACACGAAGTCCGGTCGTGGGCATCCGTTTGCCGGGGAGGTCGTCAAGGACTTCACCGGGGAGGGGTCCCGTGCATTGGAAACCCCGAGCGAGCGGGACAAGGCTGTCGCCGGTGCCTTCGGGAAGCTGCTCTGCAACACGGCCAGGCAGCGGTCCAAGACTCTGGCATGGATGGGGTTGCAGGATCACGACAAGGAGTTGATCCTGTACGCGATGAAGAACATGCTCTGGTCGGGTGCCAGCGACGGCGGGGACCAAGCCGACATCGTCTGCCAGAAGCTGACCCCGATCCAGCAGAAGGCCATCATCGACGATGCCGTCAGCGGCGGTACCGAGGCCGTGCCGATTGTGTTCGACGACATGATCGTCAGCACCCCGATCCTGAACGGCGAGTTCTTCCCGCTAGTCAACCTGATTCCGCTCGACAAGGGTCGCCGGATTCAGGGTGCTCGTGCGGGGATCGTGGGCTCCGAGTGGGGTGGCATCGACGACACGTCGGTCACGCTGTTCAATACGGCGGCCTACGTGACGGCCTTCGACACGACCATCTACAGGTGGCAGGGGTCGATTTGGATCGGGTTGGACTTCCTGTCCGACACCCCCATCGACTTCGCCACGTTCCTGACTCAGCAGTACGGCGAAGTCCTGCTGCGGGACATGGATGAGGTCATCTGCGTCGGCAACGGCACGACCCAGCCCGAGGGCATCATGGTCAAGGCCGGAACGACTTCGGTGGCTTGGGGTGGCCTGACTACCCTTGGCAACTACGAGTCGCTGAGGTTCGGCGTTCACAAGCGTGAGCACCTGCCGGGCCTGATGAAGACGGCCGTGTTCGGTGGGACCGACGTCAGCTACCAGCGGGCCATGGCCATCCCGGTCAGTGCCACCGACGCCCGGCGTCTGAGCCAGACGAACACGATGCCGAACTACGACGGCTACACCTGGATGGGACGGGCCTTCAAGGTGAACGAGAGCTTGCTCAACTCTCAGATCTTCTACGCCATCATGGGTCGGTACCGGATGTACCGACGCCGCGGGTTGACCATCAAGAACTCCGTCGAGGGTGACACCCTCATCCGGCGGAACGAGATGCTGATGGTCTGCATGGCCCGCTACGGCGGTCAGCTTGAGAGAGGTGCCGCCGCGGCCGTGACGAGCACGGCCCCGGCTTGATCGATGAGGGTGAGGTTTGGTTAGCTGTCCCCGTCGGGTTCTTCTTCGTTCTCGCCCGACGGGGACAGGATTAAACAACAGAGAACGAACCGAAGGAGAACGAACGATGGCGGAAGTTATGGAAAAGAAAGAATCGGCGAGAGAAGCATTGTCGGTGCAGCCCTGGGGAATCGAAGCGGATCACCCGCGTTGCTGCGACCTGTTGCTGCAAAGCATTCCGGGGGAGCGGTTGCGGAGCACGATCATCGCATCGAAGCCGGCGAGGGACGTCCACTCCGGGATGATGATGATTCCCCCGGACCAGTCGGCGTTCCTGGCACAGTTCCCCCCGATGCCCGGGATGCAGTTGCACGTCAACCCGGCCAAGCTCACGTACACGATCATCGACCCGATGTTCGATGACGAGGATCTGTGCCGCAAGGTTCAAGGAGCATTGGAGCGGCAGACGTCCTTCCGCACCTCCGGGAAGCTGCGGGGGCAGGAGACGAAGCGTGGCACGCTGGACGTGCACCGCATGAAGACCTTGGTCCGCGAGATGACATGGCTGATCGATGCCGGGGAGGCCCGGGTCGTCAAGGGCGTGAAGCCGGACATGGAGCAGATCATCCAACTGCCGGGTGAGTTCCTGCTCAATCCAGGGAGCCGGGTCACGAACCTACAGCCGCGGTTCGAGAAGGACTGGGACGCCTGGATCGAGAGGCTCACGGCGTCGGGAGGTTGAGGTGGCAAGGAGCAACGCAGCGGCAGTTGCAGCCGCGAAGGCCAGGAGGGAGGTTCGATTCAAGTGGAACACCGCCGCGGTTTGCAGCAAGGTTTCCTTGACACTCGAACAAAGGGTCCGCATCGTGGTCGAGCACCTCAAGACCAGGATCACGCGGAACATCAGCGTGCCCGTGGTGAAGGAGAGAAGTAGGATCACGGGGCGGATCATAGTGACCGAGAGAAGCAGCCCGGGGGAGTTCCCGAGGGCCGACACCACGAACCTGATGAAGACCTTGATGACCGACGTGGTGGAGATCGAGCCGGGCAACTGGGTCGGATACGTCGGAACTCCCACGATGTATGGGTTGATCCTGGAGTTGGGGATGAAGCGTGAATTCCTGACCAGGACGTTCAGCGAGGAATACGAAACCGTGATGGGGATCTTGGGTGGACCGGTGCAATGAGCGTGGGAACGGCAGACTTGTTCACGGCCATCGCTGCCTCGTGGGAGGCTTGCGGGCTGAACCTTTTGTTCAGTTGGATGTGGCCCTCCGATGTGAACCACGCCGATTTCACCGCCCTCAACGACCAGGAGGCCAGCCCCCACCAGCCGTTTCCGTACTGCGTGATGGAGGTTGTGGGTCCGAGGGTGTCCGCGAGGATGTCGGCGGGTGCCGGATCGAAGCGGGAGTTCAGAAACTACGATGTAACATTCAACATTCACACCATGGTCAGGGAAGGGGATGCAAGATCCCCGAAGCAGATAGCGGCCCACCTGGCCGAGGAAGTGATGAAGGTGTTCGGCGGACATCCGACGGTGCAGGCGACGGGGTCGGTGGATCTGGCTCACGGGGGTCACTTGATCTCCCAGCTCGCATCGGAGTATTCGATGCGAACCGAGCAGTATCATTATCTGTGGGTTTTGAAGTACTTGGTCAGGGTTGACGTCCCCGTGGCCGTCTGACAGGAGAGTGAGTGATGGGAACCAGAAGTCTGCTCAGCCCGAAGATCCAGCTCAAGGTGTCGGGGACGTACCGAAACGAGCTCACCGACGGGACGGTCGTCAGCATCTCGCAGCCGAACATCAACTTTGCCCAGACCCTGACCGACGGTGTTGCGGCAAACATGGCGAACCGTTGCTGGCAGACGTCGGGCACGATCCTCGCCGGGGAGCAGGCTACCTTCGACCTGTACGCGATGACCGGCGTGGACATCGGTGCCGGTGCGGGGAACGACGCCCTGGGGCAG